AGTCAACAGCATTCATTGTTCCGGTCATTGATAAGAACGGTGAAATTACCGGATATTTTCCGGTGTTGCCTTCACAATGTGAAATTAGACAGACAGCCCAGGGAAAAGCGGTACTTGTGTACACATTCGCATCCCGAGAAAAGGCTGCTATTTATTTTGATGAGTGTGGCATCATGACAAAGTTCCAGTATACAGATGATATATTTGGAACTCATAACACTGCTCTGGCAGAAACAATGAAGTTAATCGACATCCAGAATCAGGGTATTGCTGAGGCTGTAAAGAGCGCAGCAACATACAGATTCATGGCACAGATTAACAACTTCTCTAAGACAGAGGACTTGGCAAAGGAAAGAAAGAGATTCAGCGCAGAAAACCTTTCAAAAGAATCAGATGCAGGTGGACTGTTATTGTTCCCTAACACTTATTCAAACATTCAGCAGGTTAAGAACACACCTTACTCTGTTGACACTGCACAGAGAGAACTCATTCAGCAGAATGTGTTTAATTACTATGGAGTGAACTTGGATATCTTACAGAACAAGGCAATCGGTGATTCCTGGAACGCATTCTACGAAGGAGCAATTGAGCCTTTTGCAATCCAGTTGTCAGAAGTCCTTACCAAGATGACATTCTCTGACACAGAGAGAAGTTACGGCGCAGAAATAATTGCAACAGCTAACCGTTTACTCTATCTGTCAAATAAAGACAAGCTTGCTGTTTCAGCACAGATGGCAGACAGAGGAATCATGACTATCAACGAGATCAGAGAGATATGGAATCTTAATCCGGTTGAAGGTGGTGACGTTCGTACTATTCGAGGTGAGTACTATCAGCTTGATGAGAACGGAGACGAGAGCGTTGCGGAAAGTGAGGAAGACAATGGATAACAACGACATCATGCAGACCAAGTTGGAGAACGGTCGCCAGTATCGTTCAATGCAGATGGAAATAAGACAGGACGAGAAGGACACCGAGCAGGAGTCCTTTTTTGTTAGAGGTTATGCAACCACATTCAATGAGCCTTATCTTCTTTATTCCTGGGAAGATGCTGAAGTGTGGGAGCAGGTAGATGCAAATGCTTTTGCTGAGTGCGATATGCGTGACACAATCATGCAGTATGACCACAGAGGCAGAGTATTCGCAAGAGTAAGCAACAATACCTTATCACTGACGAGTGATGAACATGGTTTGTTGATAGAAGCAGACTTGGGCGGAACAGAGATTGGTCGCCAGCTCTATGAAGAGATTAAGGGTGGTTATACTTCCAAAATGTCATTCGGTTTTACCGTTAAGGAAGATGAAGTAACCGAGACTCACAACAAGGGCGAGAAGACAAAGTATCTCAGAACAATCAAGTCAATCGACAAGCTCTATGATGTTTCAGCTGTTAGCCTTCCGGCTAATGACTACACTGAAATTTCAGCCAGGGCATTCTGTGACGGAGTGATTGCAGAAGCAGAAGCGGAGCGACTTCTTAAGGCTGAAGAAGAAAGAAAGTCAAAGACAGCAGAATTAGAGCGTCGAATTAAGCATTCATTGCTGGAGGTAAAAATCAATGGAAATTAAAGAGATGCAGATGTCAGATATCGAGGCTAGATTAAGCCAGATTAATGACGAGAAGAATCTTCCTGAAGCAGACCTTGATGCTTTATTAGCAGAAGTGGATGCTCTTGAAGAGAGAAGAAAAGATTTAGTTAAGCAGGCTGAGGAACGTCAGAAAGAGCTTGACGATATCGCACAGGGTGTTATCCCTACAACACTGATAAAAACTTTCGAGGAGGAAAGAAAAATGGATGTTAAAGAGTTAAGAAACAGTGCTGAGTATATCGACGCATATGCTGAGTACATTAAGTCTGGTGATGCAAGCGAGTGCAGAACAATCTTATCAGAGAACGTTACCGGTGGAACAATTGCTGTTCCTGAGATGGTATCAGATATCGTTAAGACTGCATGGGACAAAGAGGGTATCATGTCTCTCGTTAAGAAGACATACATTGCCGGAAACCTTAAGGTTGGATTTGAGAGAAGCGCAACAGGTGCTGTTATCCACGAGGAAGGCACAAACGCTCCTTCAGAAGAGACACTTACACTTGGTATCGTTAATCTCGTTCCTGCTTCTATCAAGAAGTGGATTCGTGTATCTGACGAAGCTGTTGACCTTCGTGGTGCAGCATTCCTTGAGTACATCTACAACGAGCTTGCATACCAGATTGCTAAGAAGGCAGCTGATGTTCTCGTAGCAGATATCGTAGCTGGTACATCAACCGGATCAGCAACAGCAGTTCCTGTAGCAGAAATCACAGAGAACACAATCGCTCTTGGAACAGTTGCAAATGCAATTGCAGCTCTTTCTGATGAAGCAACAAATCCTGTTGTTATCATGAACAAAGCTACATATGCAGCATTCAAAGCTGTTCAGTATGCAGCTAACTTCGCAGCAGATCCTTTTGAAGGACTTCCTGTTCTTTTCAACAACAGCCTTTCAACATTCGCTGCAGCTACAACAGGCGACACATATGCAATCGTTGGCGACCTTGGACAGGGCGCACAGGCTAACTTCCCTAATGGCGAGGAAATCAAGTTCGTATTTGATGACAAGTCAGAGGCAGAAGCAGACCTTGTTAAGATTGTTGGTCGCGAATATGTAGCTCTTGGAGTTGTTGGACCTAAGAGCTTCTGTAAGATTAAGAAATAATAGCGGAGGTTGAAGCGCCATGAAAGTAACAGCAACAGTTCCTTTCTTTGACAACACCGGACTTCACAAAGTAGGCGAGGTCGTTGAGGTTGAAACCTTTGACGAACGCAGAATGATGAAGGTCGAAACAGAAAAAGCAGAGAAAGCACCAAAGAAGACCACAAAGAAAGGTTAAAGATGGATATGTTAGACAAGGTTAAACTTGCTCTAAGAATCACAACAGATGCTTTCGACTCGGAACTTGAGGACTTGATTGACGCTGCTTACGCAGACTTGGGTATTGCCGGAGTGACTTCTACAGATACAACTGACTGTTTGATAATTCGAGCAGTCATTACATTCTGCAAGGTCAACTTCGGCGCACCTGATGACACAGAGTGGCAGAGACTAAAGAAGTCCTATGACGAGCAGAAGTCTCAGCTGTCAATGAACTCTGACTACACAACATTTTAGGAGGTAATCACATGGATAGAAGTGATGTTATATATCTCATATCCAAGACTTATGTCCAGGATGCTTATGGTGTTCAGAGAGAGAGCGAGACGCGCAAAAGAGTATTCTGTTCTGTGCGTTCGGCAAGTCACAAAGAAAAGACAGAAAACGGTCTCTTGGGTCTCAATAGTGCTTATTCTTTTTCAGTGTTCAAATATGACTATAGTGGTGAGGAAGTTGTCGAGTACAACGGCCAGAAGTACATAGTCTATGATGCAACCGAGTACAACGATTTGATGCGACTGTATTGTCAGTCAGAGCAGGGCGCATGAGTAGTTTCAATCTTACTCAAGAGTTCAAAGAGATATTCGCTGAATATACAGATCAGGTTGCAAGAATTACCGAGGAAGTTCTGGATGAGGTTTCGCGCGAAACTGCAAATACTTTAAAAGGCACTTCGCCTAAAAGGACAGGCAAGTATGCACGAAACTGGAAGACGGACCTTGAAAAGAAAAGGACACATACATCCGCAACTGTTTACAACAGCAAGCCTACTTTCAGGGTGACACATCTTCTGGAGAACGGACATGCTACCAGGAACGGTGGACGTGTTGCTCCACAGGAGCATATCTATCCAGTTAATGAACATGCTCAGGAAGAAGCCGTAAGCAGAGTTAAGAAAAAGATTGAGGACTTAAGCAAATGACATACCAAGAGATTAAGACATTGTTGGAAGGGCTTGGACTTCCGGTTACATATTATCAGTGGCCGGTTGAACATGCTCCGGCTCTTCCTTATATCGTGTTCTATTATCCGGGGAGAAATGACTTCCTTGCTGATGATAAGAACTATGCTCATATCACTGAGCTTAACATTGAACTGTACACAGATACCAAGGACTTCACACTTGAGCAGAGCCTCGAAGCTCTTCTCGAAGCGAACGACTTAGTATACATCAAAGAGGAGCAGTACATATCTGAAGAGAGAATGTATGAAGTCCTCTATCACATGGAGGTAATGATTAATGGCTAGAGTAAAATACGGCCTCAAGAACGTTCATTACGTTCTGCCTACTATCGCATCTGATGGTAGTGTTAGCTACACAAGCGCAACAATTAAAGCTCTTCCTGGTGCTGTATCTCTTTCACTGGATCCTGCTGGTGAGAGTTCAACATTCTATGCTGATGACACAGCATACTACAC